TTGGAAGGGAGGGGGGCTGGCCGCCGATGAAGGGCAGAAAGCCAGTGCCGACGCGAATCAAAGAGCTCCGAGGCACTACCCGCCCGAGTCGGACCAACCCAGCCGAGGCGGAGTTCCGCGTGCCGTACCGGATGCTCACAGCGCCGGCTCATTTGGCCCCCGAGGCGAAGAAAGTCTGGCGCGACGTGGGGCGGATGCTCCTGGTGGCCGGCCTCTTTTCGGTGGTCGACAAGTTTGCGCTCGGGATGTTCTGCACGGCGGCCGGCCGGTGGATCCAGGCGGAGGAAACGATTCAGAAGACGGGCCCGGTGCTCCGCTCCGACAAGGGCAATTTCTATCAGAATCCCTGGCTCGCCGTTTCAAATCGGGCGTGGGACCAAATGAAGTCTATGCTCTCGGAGTTTGGGCTGTCTCCTGCGGAGCGGACGCGCGTGCAGGCTCATAAGGGCGGCAAAGAGCCGTCGCTGGGCGATTCGCTTGAGGCGTTTTTCGCGTCAACGGGAACGGAGGAGGCCATTGGAGACCAAGAGCCTGACGGATCTGCACAAGGATCCGGAAAACGCGCGGACGCATAACCCGCGAAACCTAGACACTCTGGTGGACGGGCTAAAGGAGGTCGGCGCGGCCCGCTCCGGAGTGATTGACGAAGACGGCCGGATCCTCGCCGGCAACGCCACATTCGAGGCCTTGGGGCGGGCCGGAATTGACAAGGTGATTGTGGTCCCCGCCTCGGGTGATGAGTGGGTGGTTGTCCAGCGGGCCGGGCTTACTGAGCGGGAGAAGCGCCGGCTCGCGCTCTTGGATAACCGGGCGGCGGAGCTGGCGGAGTGGGATGAGGAGCGCCTCGCGGAGTTCTCCGCTGACGGCCTGCTGGACGGTATGTGGTGGGCAGAGGAAAAGGCGGCGATCATGGCGGCGATCGAGGACGCCTCCTCAGACGGGCAGATCCCGGAGATGGTAGACGCCCCTGAGGAGGATGTGGGGCTCAGGGTGACGGTGCCGGCGGGGCAGGCTGACGAGGTGATGGTATTTCTGGACAAGCTATACTCGAAGGGAGTGCGATGGATCCGCACTTAGGCCAGTTTGTTTACTTCAACAAGACAGCCTGGTACGGGGCCCGCGTCGTGATGGAGGCGCTCGGGGACCAGGTCCGGCCAGTAGATCCTCTACGGGTGATCAATGGCGCAACGGACCCCGCCCTCTTTCTGTCGTTCCTGACGGCGCGGTACTACCCGCAGATATTCCCCGTCTTGCGCCGGGCGGGGATCCGCTATAAGGCCGCCGATCGGGGGGGCGACTCGCCGGTGGTGATCGCTGGCGGGGCGGCTTGTTTCAACCCGGAGCCGATCGCGGACTTTGTCGACGTCGTTTTCGTGGGTGACGGTGAGCCGGTCCTGGGGGAACTGGCTCGGTGCCTGGCGCAACCCTCGCGCGCGCGACGGATTGACGCCTTGGCTGAGCTCCCTGGAGCATACGTGCCCGGCCGGCGCCAGTTTGCGTATACTGGTGGCCTCCTGGTAACGGACGTCACTGGGGAAGACACTCCTATCATCCCGGCCGTGGCGTCAACCCTCGCGGACCCGCCCCCGTATCCCGGGAGGCACGGAGAGGTCGAGGTAGCTCGGAGCTGCCGGGGCCGGTGTTTCTTCTGTTCAATCGCCTGGACTCAGCCCTATAGGGAGCGCCCTGAGGAGGACGCTCTGAGGTACAGTGATCTCTCCCTGTTCGCCCCCAACGCTATGGGCGTGAGCTATCTCCAGGCCTCCACCACCTGGGGCGCAAAGAGCTCACTTGGGGATGTTCGGGTTGATGACTTCTGCCGGCTCCCCCCGCCCGAGCCTGGGGATTATGCCGGCCGCCGGTTCACCCTTGGAGTGGAGGGGATCGTACCGCGTTTGCGGCGGATCCTGGGGAAGCCTATCGACCAGGCCCGGTTGCATGAGGCGATTGACCGCCTTGTGACTGGCGGGGCTACCCACGTTCAGCTATACTATATCCGCGGGGTGCCTACTGAGACCGAGAGTGATTGGGATGTGTTCGAGGCCGGAGACTTCGAGGCTATCACCGCTCAGTGCAGGGACGCCGGTGTTGCAGTAGAGTTCCAGTTTACCCCACTCACGCGCCAGCCTCACACGCCGCTTCAGTGGGTTGCCCTGCCCTACAGCCTCCTGGCTGAGACGCGCGTTCAGCGCCTCCTCAAGCTGGCCGCGTATCGCAAGAGGAAAGATCCGGGCAGCATGTTCTACATTACGCCGTCGAGGCGTGCGGCTGGTCAGTTTATTGACACGCTGATGAGTTGCGGTTCGCGCCGGGCGGGCTCGTTTGCGTGGGCTCTCAGTAATAGCGCCGGGGCGGGCCTGAAGGTTGACAGATTCCCAGGGCGTGGAGTGCAGAAGATGGAGTCGTTTGCTCGTAGTGCGGGGATAGATCCCGACCTGTTATTGGACTGGTGGCCCCCTGAGGCGGTACTGCCGTGGTCCCACATCAAGCCTCTAGGAGAGCGAGCTGATGGGATGCGTCAGGCGGCTTATCGAGTGATTCGGCGGCGGATCGACGGACAAGAGCCTCAAGGGCTCGGACGTCAAAGTCCTGGCGCGTGAATGCTGCATACACTGACCAGCTCAGCTCCGGGAACCGTTCGCCGGCCGGCGTCGTAAGGGGGAACCTGCACATTTTGGAACCGCGGACTGGCCAGCGCCACGAGCCGGGGCGTGTGAGGTCTATGTATCCTCTGCCGCGCTTCCCGCGGGTTCCGGTGAATCCTCGATGAGTACACCGATTCCGAGAGTTGCCCCCGGTGCCAGGGGGCTCACCGATGTGGATGATATTGGTCGCCCTGCAAAGGGCGCATCGCGTAAGTTTCATGTCTCCCTCCCTTTCTGCTCATAGTATAGCACAAAGTTAGACGGAACACAAGCAGAGGAGGAGGGGTCCGGAGTAGGGAGAGCGGCAGAGTCTGGCCTCCCGGTGGGGGGCCCAGGCGGGCCCCTGAGGGGCGAATCTGAGCACGCAGGCGTAACAAGAGCGGCCTCTATGTGAGGGCGCTCCAGTGGCTTGAGGAGCTTTATGATCCCGTTTACGCTAAACAGCTATGTATCAGACGTGCTCGACGGGACGCAACTGGCCGGCCGGTGGGTGCGGCTGGCCTGCGAGCGCCACCGGCGAGACCTGGTAGAGGGCCCCGCGCGCGGGCTCTCGTTTGATGAACCATCAGCGCGGAAAGCGATCGGGTTTTTCTCCCTCCTCATTCAGTCGAAGGGGGAATGGGCCGGCCACCCGCTGGTGCTTGAGCCCTGGCAGCAGTTTGTCATCGGTTCCCTTTTCGGCTGGAAGCGGGCGGACGGGTTCAGGCGGTTCCGTACGAGCTATCTGGAGGTCTCACGCAAAAACGGCAAGACCACAATGGCCGCAGGCGTGGGCCTGTACCTACTCCTCGCAGACGGGGAGCCCGGCGCTGAGGTCTATTCCGTCGCCACAAAACGGGACCAGGCTCGCCTCTCGCACGGCGAGGCGACGCGCATGGCGAAAAGCTCCCCCCTGATCAGAAACGAGGTGCGCGTTTACAGGGACAATATCCACATCGTGGACACGGCTTCCAAATTCGAGCCATTGGGCGCTGACGCTGACACGATGGACGGCCTGAATGTCCACGGGGGCCTGATCGACGAAGTTCACGCCCACAAGACCCGGACCGTCTGGGACGTTATCGAGACGGCTACGGGCTCCCGCCGCCAACCTCTGCTGTTCGCGATCACGACGGCCGGCTTCGATCGGCAGTCTCTTTGCTGGCAGCAACACGAGTTCACTCAGAACATTTTGGAAGGCGTGATGGAGGATGATTCCTGGTTCGGGCTGATTTACTCAGTTGACAAGGAAGACGACTGGGAGGACGAGTCTACCTGGATCAAGGCGAATCCCAACCTAGGAGTTGCCAAGAAATGGGATGATATGCGCCGCCTGGCCTCCCGTGCGCGCGCTATGCCGAGTCAGTTGAACGCTTTCAAGCGCCTGCACCTTGACATCTGGACCCAGGCCGAAACGAAGTGGATCTCGTTGGATCACTGGAAACAGGGCGGCAAGGCCGTAGATCCTGAAGGCCTCCGAGGTCGTATCTGCTACGCCGGACTGGACTTGTCCAGCAATATCGACGTGAGCGCGTTCGTGCTGGTATTCCCTCCGGTCGCGGACGGCGACGACTATCAGGTTCTCTCGCGCTTCTGGATCCCCGATGAGGCCATGGTAGAGCGGAGCCGGCGGGACCGCGTACCGTACGACGTGTGGGTGCGTCAGGGCTACATCACCGCGACGCCGGGTAACGTGATAGACTATGCCTGGATCCTCCATCAGATTGACCAAGACGCTCAGGCCTACGATATTCAAGAGCTGGCCTTTGACCGGTGGGGGGCTACGAAGATCCAAACAGACCTGCAGGAGGCGGGTGGCGAGGACTGGCTGGTACAGTTCGGGCAGGGATTCGCTAGCATGTCTCCACCGATGAAAGAGCTTGAGCGGCTTATCCTGGAGCACAAGCTGGTCCACGGCAACAATCCGGTGCTGACCTGGATGGCCAACAATCTCGTGGTACGGGAGGACCCGGCCGGCAATCTCAAGCCGGACAAGTCGAAGTCTATTGAGCGAATTGATGGGATAGTAGCGCTGGTGATGGCTCTTGACCGGGCTCTCCGGCATGAGCCGCCGAAACGGAGTATCTACGAGGACCGAGGGCTTGAAGTGATATGAGACTCTTTGACCGCTACCCGGTACTCCGCAATGTCGTAGTGACGACGAAGACCAAGCACTCTTTTCGTGGGGTGCTCTGGCGCCGGCGCTGGGGCTACCTGGTGCTCAGAAATGCGGAGATGCTGCGCGACCGCGCTGCCGCGAGCCCGGTTGATGGTGAGCTGGTGATCGAAGTCGCTAACGTAGACTTTATTCAGGTGGTGAGCTGACATGCCTATCATCCAGAGCAGAGGGGTATTACTGAACGTCCAGCCGGACTGGTGGCCTATCAGTGCTCACGGCTCCCTGCGGCTGTACGACTCCTACAGCTACGATTACGCCACAATCTACAGGACTCAGCCAAACGTCCGGACCTGCGTAGACTTTCTTGCCCGTAACATCGCCCAGCTCGGCTTGCACGTTTTTCGCCGCGTTTCCGACACGGACCGGGAGCGCCTGACGGACCACCCTCTGGCGGTAGTTCTCACTATGCCGCTGCCGGCAGAGTTCAAGGTCACGCGCTACCGGCTGATTGAGTCGCTCATGGCTGACCTGGGGATCTACTACAACGCCTACTTACTCAAGGTCCAGGTGCCGGGGGCCCCGCTGGGCCTCCTCCGGATCCCGCCGGCTTACGTCACCGTCAAGGGGGGCCTGGTCCCCACGGAGTACAGACTTCAGATCATGGGCCAATCCCCGCGCTCCATCGCCCCGGATGAGATAGTACACTTCCGGGGGCACAACGCGGACAGTGCGGTCGCCGGCCTGCCCCCGCTTGAAACGCTGAGGCGGATCCTGGCTGAGGAACATTCGTCAGGCGTGTACCGGGAGAATCTCTGGCAGAACGCCGCGCGGATGGAGGGCATAATCGAGCGGCCGGCCTCGACAACGCAGTGGAGCCCGGAGGCGCGGGGGCGATTCAAGACGGAATTTGAGGCCCTATACGCGGGGGGCGACAACTCCGGGAAGACGGCAATCCTCGAAGAGGGCATGACCTGGAAGCCTGTGAGTTTCAATGCTCGAGAGGCCGAATACCTGGGAGCCCGCCGGCTTACGCGCGAGGAGTGCGCCAGAGCCTATCACATCCCGCTCCCAATGGTCGGGATTCTGGAGAACGCCACCTATAGCAACGTGCGAGAGCAACACAAGCACCTGTACCAAGACTGCCTGGGCCCCTGGCTCGCTCAGCTAGAGGCGGATATTGAGCTCCAGATCCTGTCGGAATTCACGGACACAGCCGGCGTCTATGTGGAGTTCAACATCGCGGAGAAGTTGCAGGGGAGCTTTGATGAGCAGTCCAAGGCGCTCCAAAGCGCCGTGGGCCGGCCGTGGATGACTGCCAACGAGGCCAGGGCCCGGATGAATCTCCCGAGTATGGGGGGTGACGCGGACCTGTTGGTCACGCCTCTGAATGTCCTGGTCGGCGGGCAGGCCTCGCCCACTGACTCAGGAACAGCCGCCCGGGCCCTGGCTCTTTTCAAGGATGCTGGCCTCGACACCCACGCGCCTGAGCTCAGGGCCCGGCACGAGGCTAAGTGGCTTGAGGTTTTGGTAGCTCATTACAGACGGCAAGAGGCGGCGATCGTGAGCCGCGTCCCCGCCAGCGCTGGCAAGAGTGACATTGGCGGGATCTGGTGGGATGATGAGCGCTGGGACCGCGAGCTCGCGGCTGACCTGCTGAGGCTGAACGTGCTCACGGCCGGCGAGTGGAGCACTACGTTCGCTGAGCGCCTGGGCGTCGAGGTCTCCGAGGAGCGGATGCTCCCCTGGCTTGCTGAGCATTCGGGAATCCAGGCCACTTACATCAACGCCTATACGAGAGGCGAAGTGGAGAGGGCGCTCCTGGAGCCTGATCGGCTTGAGGCCGTCCAGGCTGTTTTCATCGGGGCCCTAACGTGGTGGGCTCTCCGCCAGGCCGTGTCAGGTGTTACCGCGGCCGCCAGCTTTGGGGCCTCCGAGGCCGCGAAGTCGGCCAATCTCCAATGGAAGATCTGGCGCGTCAATTCCGGCAATCCGCGCGATGCTCACGCGGCAATAAACGGGCAACGGGTGGGGATCCGGTCCCCATTCAGTAACGGCATGAAATGGCCGGGAGACCCCGCCGGCGGGGCCGATAACAATGCAAACTGCCAGTGTAGTGTAGAGTTCGGGAGGTAACGATGGTGATGAAGATGAAGCGGTTCGTCAGCCCTATCGAGTTCAAGGCGGACGGGGAAGAGGGCGAGTTCCGGGCCGTGTTCTCGCGGCTAAACGTGATTGACCACGACGGGGAAGTCACGCTGCCGGGCGCATTTGAAGACGGCCAGGCGGTGCGAGTCTCCTATTGGGGCCACCGCTGGCGGGATCTCCCCGTCGGGCGTGGTGTGATTCATGCCGACGAGGAGAAGGCCTGGGTTGACGGCCGCTTTTTCCTGGACACCGAAGGCGGCAAGGAGACCTACCTCACCGTAAGGGCCTGGGCGAGCTGCAGGAATGGTCCTACGGCTTTGACATCAGGGAAAGCCGCGCGGGGCAATTTGAGGACCAAGACGTGGTGTTCCTCGAAAAGCTGACGGTTTATGAGGTCAGCCCGGTGCTCCTGGGCGCTGGGATCGGGACGGGCACGGAGATCATCAAGGAATTGGATCCGCCAGACCCACCGGCGGGCTCTGATAGTGGCGGAGGTGACGAAGGCCAGACCGGAAACGGTGAGCCGAGCGGGGTTCCGCCGCAAGTGATCGGGCAAGGAATCGCCATAGACCTGCTGGATTTAGACTTGGTATAATGGGCCTTATACGAACCATCAACCCGAAACAGGGAGAAATGCTATGAAAGAGCTGATTGCGAAATATCGAAAGCTGCTCATGGAGGCGCAGGCGATCACCGCCCTGTGCGAGACTGAGAAGCGAGATTTTACAGCAGACGAACGCCAGAAAGTGGCGAATCTGTTGGAGGCCGCGGCTGAGGTCAAGGGCCAGATAGCTCAGGCCCGGAGTGACGCTGCACTGACCAAAGAGGTCCTGGAGCTTTCCGCGCTCTTTGAGGCCTCCGAGGGCGAGAAGGGGATCCCGCCTGCCGGATCCGCCGCTATAGGGGGCGGAACGCTGGGCGAGCGGTTTGTCAAGAACGAGGCTTACCAGGCCTGGTGGAAAGCCGTCGCCCCTGGGGGCGCGCTCCCCTCGGCCTCGCGCGGCATCGCCTCCCCGCCAGTGGCGTATAAGGCGATGCTGGCGGAGCTGATGCGCCGGAAGGCTCTGATCACGGGCTCAGACGACGCGTCGGCCGGGGCGTTTGTCGAGACGGACTATACTCGGATCTACGAGGGGCTCGGCCGGTACGACCTGAATCTGCTGGATCTGATCTCTCGCCGGCAAACCGGCAGTGACCTCGTTCACTTTGTGCGCCAGACAGCCCAGGTCACGCAAGCGACGCCGGTGGCTGAGGCCAACGTCACAGATTACGACGGCGGCACTGGCGAGGTCAGTGGCGAAAAGCCGGAAGGGACGTCAACCTGGGAGCCTATCACTGAGGCTGTGAAGACGATCGCCGTGTGGATCCCGGCGACAAAGCGGGCGCTGGCAGATGTGGCCCAGCTCCGCGGTCTGATCGACCAAGAGCTGCGCGACGACCTCCAAGAGGAACTGGAGGACCAGGTCATCAACGGGGACGGGGTTGGCGAGAACTTCACTGGGATCGTCAGCACGGCCGGCGTGCTCCTGCAGGCCTGGAATACCGACATACTGACCACGTCGCGCCAGGCGATCACCAACCTCCTCACCAACGGCCGGTCCCGGCCGTCTGCGTGGGCTATCAATCCTGAAGACTGGGAGACAGTCGAGCTGATCCAGGACAGCGACGGTCGGTACTACTTCGCCGGGCCCCAGCAGCAAGGGCCCGCCGTGTTGTGGGGTGTGCCGGTGGTCCAGTCTCAGACAGTTGATCAGGGCGTCGCAATCCTGGGAGACTGGCGAAAGAGTGTGATCTGGGACCGTGAGCAGGCCACAATCTCGATTTCGGATTCTCACGAGGATTTCTTCATCAGGAACATGGTCGCAATCCTGGCTGAGCTCCGCGCGGCCTTTGGAGTCATCCGCCCCAGCGCCTTCGTGCTGGTCGATATGGAGTCGGGATCCTAGGAGACAGCTATGCCCCTGAGCGTCAATGTCGTGTGCCGGAATCTCAAGCAAGACCGAGTCCTCCCCCGGTTCTCTCGTTACCTGCAAGAGGGCCTGGGTTGGACCGTGACGCCTCGGGCAGACCCGCGCGCTGAGGTGGTCTATCTGATGGGCTACTTCGAGGGGCAACTACTCAAGTCGTGGCCGAGCGTGCCGGTCGCGGCTTACTTCACTCACCGGGAAGAGGAGCCGCCAGGAAACAGCAAGGCGGCCTACTTTGACACTATGGCGGGGCGGCTACAGCTCCGGGTAGCGACAGCTCCGATGTATGCCGAATACCTTGACGGGTTTGGCCCGTCCGTGTGTATCCCCCCGCCAGTGGAGCGGGGCCGGTTCACAATCCCGAAAGGGCGCAGGCACACGAATCTGGTAGCCGGATTCAGCGGCTACACGTATGCCAATCACCGGAAAGGTGAGGACCTGGTCCGGGCTCTACTCGCATCAAAGCCGGCTCAGGGGCTGGAATGGAAAGCCTCCGGCCGTGGGTGGCCGGTGAACCTAAAGCGGTATGCCTGGAAAGACATGCCGGAGTTCTATCAGAGTCTCGATGTGCTGGTGGTCCCCAGCCGGGTGGAGGGTGTGCCTATGCCCCCCTTGGAGGCTCTGAGTTGCGGCGTCTCCGTTGTGATCCCGCGCGGCGTGGGCCTCCTGGATGAGCTCCC